GTAAACACGCCACCGGCGCCCATACGTTCGGCGGACTGGCGATTGGTAATCAGACCAGCTTGCACTGCTTCTGCCGCCAGGCTTTGCTCGGGCTTGTTCATAGAAACTCCTTAAGAAATACGGACGATGGCGCTGCTTGCACCAGCTGATGGGAAGTTGATCTGGAAGGTGTCATTGCTGACGGTTTTATCTGCGCCAAAGTCCAGCACAGCAACAGAGTTCTTTCCTGCCAAGCTGTTGTTGTAGATCAACGCGCCACGTGCAGTGAAGGTTGCATTGGCCCAGCTAGTGTTGTCGAACGAAATGTACGCGACATACACCCCCGAAGGAAGTGCACCAGACGAAGGCGAGGGATTGATTACAAGCGTGTTCCCACCTGCTGTGTATCCAGTACCGACCACTTCGTTTGTCGTACCGGTATAGCTGGTCGTGCCCTGGCCCAGATTAGCGCTGGCGGTGTACAGCGCAATCTTGAACGTGTTGGGCGAAGTGGGGCCAAAGTTGTGGACTGCTTGGAACAGCTCAACTTTAAAGCTTGTGGTTGCAGTTTGAAGGATTGCCATCAGGCCACCGGATTCCTTACCTGGCCGTCACGATACGCGTCCATACGCTGCTTACCGTCGCCCAGGTTCTTGAGAAGAGTAAGGGATTGCAGAAACTGCTCTTTGTACATGGCCACAAGGTCGGGCTCGCCCTTCATGTACCGAATCGCTTCCATCATCGTGCCGTTGAACAGCGCCGAATCAAAGTTGTCGCCCAGCCATGTAGTGTAGCCGCTGGCAGGGTCTGTGATGGAGATGGGGTAGTAGTAATAATGAAGCTCAGCACCGAACGCCGCGTTGGGCGTGGGCCCCACAATCAAGGTCAGCTCGTCGGGATTGCTGGACTGAGGACCAAAGATAGCGTAATGCTTGGGCGTGCCCGTCGTTGCCGGGTTGGGATAGGCTTCGCGAATGAAGTTCACATCCTTGTTCAGCAGGTACAGGTACGCGCCCCCGCCAGACGGGTAGATAGCCAGCGAATACACCGACAAGAAGTCGTCAGGCACCGACAGATACGGGCTATTGAGCGAAAGCGAACCCGTCACGTTCTTACGCAACGAAGCCAGCTGAACAGTGTTGTAAATCGTCTGCTCAGCGATTTTGATCATTTTGTTGATGTCAGCCGTCGGGAAGGTGTTCTCCGTGTACGACTGGACAGCAGCAACGAGTTCGCTATATGTCATTTAGACCTCACGCCATGGGGCCACGGGCCATGGTGCCCTTGGTGGCGGCGCCAGTACCGCGAATTTTGATGCCGCTGGTCTTGGCTCCATGCTCGCCCTTTGACTTGTCGATGTTGCCAACAGACATGTCCACAGTATCCGAGCTGTTGCGCACAGGGCCGCGACCCGGCTGTGCTTCCACCGTGACGGCTTTGCCGCTCATGGTATGCGGCTTGGCATAGGTGCTGGCCTGGCCAACTTCCTTGCCCATAACCTTTTTGCTGAACTTGGCCATATTAGCCTCCGCGTTTTTGGTTCATGGCGCGCGCCATGTTACGGCCGACAGCGCGCATGGCTTTGCCAGTCACACCGCCCTTGGCCAGCTTGGTCGGGGCCTTGCCCGGGTGCATGCGCTTTTCATGCTTGTGAACGGCCGCGCCGATCATTTTCTTGTCTTGTTTCAGGTCTGCTTTGTCCATCATCGACTCCTTACGTCGTTGTTACCGTTACTGTACCAATAAGCGCGTTCAACGCCAAGTAATTCGGCGTTAAATCGGCATCAAAAAACCTAGACCCACCAACCGGATTCCAGCCCCACTGAATGTCGCGGGAGCCGCCAGTAATGTACCCGTTGGTGTTCACACCCGCCTGCACGTACGTCGTATCACGACGGGGATTGCGCAAAGCCTGCGGGTCATCAACCGGGAACGTGCCCAGCATCAACTGCGGTTGGTCTGGGTCCCAGCATTCAGGGCACACCAGCAGCTCGTACTTGCGCTGCTTGATGATTTCAGTCTTCAGCTGCTTCAGCCGATACTGTTGCCCGCAGCGATCGCACTCAGCAATCGCCTTGATGCCATTTGCAAACCTATTGCCCATTACACACCGCTTCCGATGAACATCTGGCGGGGCACAAAGCGGATAGCCGCCTTCTCACGGTCTTCCTCTGCAGCCAGGGCAAATGACTCGTCATAGGCAGCTTTGAGCATGGGCACACGGTCCATCAGCTCAGGTGTTTTCATGGCGATGTGGTACGCCAGGCCAGCGGTCAGCGCGGGCAGGAAGCGGAACTGCACATCAGCGGTCTCTGCACCGGCGCCAGCATCGTCGATACGGCGCATGCGCCAGTACCGGAACACGTAATACGGGTTCAACGAGGTGCCCTGATCGGGCACAGGCCACACGGTAATCTTAGGGTTTTCCCGAAGGCGTTGAATCCAAACCTGAATAGGACGGGCCTGAGTCAGCTTGTTTGGGATCGTGGCATAGGTAGAAACACTGATACGCGTGATGGTCAGGTCAGCCTGCGTAGACACATTGCCCGCACCGGTGCGGATCACCTGCTCCAGCAGGTCAATGGTATCGGCCGGTAGATCGTAGGTGGACTGCCCCTGCACCAGGTTGATGTAGCCCTCGTCGAAGGTCCACATGTTCAGGCCACGGTTCTGCCACTCGATCGTCATCAAGTTCATGGACCGGCGCGCCGTGCGCAGGTCGTAGCCAGAACGCATTTCGCGCCCAGCTCGTTCCCACGCTTCTTCAGCAATCTCTGTGAAGTCGAGGTTGAAGTCGGTTGTGCCGGTGACTGCCATTATTTACCTTTCGCGGCGCGCATGTTATCGACCAAATTGGGGTAAGGCCGACCACCTGCCTTTGCCATAGCTTTGGCTTTTGCCTTCTTGGCGGGTGTCAGCGACTTGGGGGCGCCCAATTTCTTGGGGCGTTCCTTATCCCAGACTTCTCCGCCAGCAGCGTATTGCGTGAAGTCGGTGTCATCACGACGGGCCTTCTTCACGCCCTTGGGCATTTTAGAGGGGGCGATCGCCCCCATGCCACGGCTGGACATCATACAATTTTCGCCTTGCGGGCGCCTCGTGCGATACCCCAGCCACGAACGTTGCCGCCCTTTTTGAAGTCCACGTCGGAGGCATCCGTATCCTTTTTGTCCCGTTTGGCGCTTTCTTTGAATTTGCCAGAGTTCTTAGGGCCAGCCATCCACGATAGAGGGTTGGTAACCTCTTCTCGCCCTTTGGACGACACTTCACCTTTCCCCAGCTTTTTCAAGGCTTCCTCAGGGCTGTAGCCCTCTTCGCTACGGCGAGCCTCACGCGCGGCCGAGGACTCCTTTGCAGGAGCAGACTTAGCCGGGGCAGGCAGCATCTTGGGAGCCGCATCGGTAGCGGCTTCTTTGGCAGCGGGGCCAGTCAATCGCTTGGTCGGGGCCGCCAAAGTGGGTTGGATGTACTCACGGAGCTTTTCAGCGGCCGCAGGGGCGCGATTTGCCATGCTCTTAGCCGCAGATGCCACCGCCTTCAGTCCGGGCGCTCCAGCAGCGATTTCAAGGCCTTTCTGCATGTTCTCATCAGAAGGCATCAAACCCTTGATGTCGGGCTTCTTTTTAGACTTTGCGTAAGCATCCAGCTCGTCAGCAGTAGGACCACCTTGGCCGCCACGTCCAGACCCGCCCATCTTAGACGCCGCGTAAGCTGCAGCCTCGCCAGCGCCTGCGCCCGTGCGCGTGTTGCGCGACGCGCGGGCAGCAATATCGTTGTCCACACGACGGGCCGAAGCCTGTTCGGCTTTGGGGGCGGCTTTCTTTTCGCCAGCCATATCGGTGGAGTACTTCTTACCTTCCCATTCAAACGACTTGCCGCCGCCCTTGCGGGCTTCAGAAAACGCGTCTTTGAAAGACTTCTTGGCAGGGCCAGAGGATTTGCCTTGGCCAACGTTGGTTTCCATTGCGGACTCGTCCGCTGCTTCCTTGGGCTTGTAGCTAGGAGACTTTGCCATGGCTACGCGCTCTTCACGAGTCGTACCATCGCCATAGTTCTCGTCACCCGCCCATTCGCCGGATTCAGACTCCGTGTCGATGAATTCGCCTTCAGCGAAGCGTCGTACTTTGCGTTTCGTAGCCATGTGGGCCTCCTAAATCAGCACTTACCGCCGCGCATCATGCCTTTGGACGAGCCAGCCATTTTGATCTGCTTGCCCTTGGTTTTGCCCTTAGCAGCCACGCCGTCGCGGCTGGGAGCAGCCGTGCGCACTTTGCCCATGGGAGTAGGTTTAACTTTTTTCTCTGTTGCCATGATGTCACCACCTTTTGAAAATTTGCGGCCTTTGTCCGCGTTGGAAAAATCTTTGCCCACAGACTGTGGGACTCCCGCTTTCTTCGCAAACGCCGGGTTGTGGGCCACGGCTTCCATGAAGTTGTGTTGTTTCTTGCTAGTTGATGGCACTGCGTTGCTCCCGAATGAACGTGTCCAGCTTACCCTCCAACCGGTCCAGGCGATCCAGAACCCGGTTGATGTCGTGGTGCACATCCACCTTGGTCACGTACTCCTTGGCCACTTCCTCTCTCGTTCTGTTCAGCAGGATTTGGAGACGGTCGATTTCTTCCGACTTGGTCTTCAGCGTCCAGCCTAGCAATCCGATCAATGTAGTCAGCAAGGCGTTCCACAATGTCATCTCCATGTCAGCAATTCCACGCCCGGAGGCTTTTGTTGATACGGCTGTTCGGGTCCTTCTTGGCCTTCTCGCCGGTCAGCTTTTTCTTCATGCCTTCCATGCGGGCGCAAAAAGAGTCGCGCCTGGAGCCGCCCTCGGGTTGAGGGGGCTTCAGATTCATCCCCTGCTTTTTGGCAGAGGCGCGCCCTTTGGCGTTCAAGCCGCCGCTGGGATTCTTGCCTTCCTTGCGCTGCCATGCAGGGGACTTAGCCATAGAACGCCACCGCAGTAACGTTAGCGCCACACGTAACGATCAGACTGGTGCTACACAACACGCCTTCGCCCGGGACAAACACGCTGGTGGTTGCCGCAGCTGCAATGGTGTATGTGAACAGTGTAGTCGCGCCGTCAAGAATGGCAATAGTCGTTGCGGCTGACGCACTAAACGTCAGGCCCTTGAAGCGCGTACGCCCCGCGTACACAGTTGTTGCTGTGCTTGCAGGGCAGCTCGCGCCTTTAACGTCTGTTTGCATACCCATTATGGGCTCCTATCAGTCGTTTTGCTGGCCAACCAGGGGGTCTGCCACGAAGTACAGCAAATAGCCGCCGACCGTGCCAGAACCACTGGTGTCGATACGCGAAGTCACGTAGCTCATTTCGGTGGTTGCGTTGTTCAGCAAACCAGCAGTCACGGTGCCAATCGTAGCAACAGACATATTGTTTGCAATGTTTGCTGCGGTAGCAGTGCCGGAGGTGTAACCAGTCGTGCCCAGGTCGATAGAACCAGAGCCAGCATCGTTGATGGCCACAGCCACAACAACAGCGCCAGCCGGAAGAATCAGGTTGGGAGCGCCAGCAGTGGAAGAGATTTTGACGTTGGTAGAACCAACAGTAGATGCGTCAGCAATGTAAAACTGAGCTGCCATGAGGCCAGAACCACAATATGCGGTGCGCGTTTGATCGCCGCCGCCCGAACGCCAAATACTTTGGGTGGTAGAGAGAGCCATTTTAAATTGTCCTTCGTACAAAGATCAGCGTGTCAATTGTGTACGCATCTGCCGGATCAGTTTGACACACCGGGAGTTCCGGTTTCTCGCAATATACAGCAAAAGAAAAGGGGGCACAAGGCCCCCCTCTCGTTTTAGGCTCCAGGAGAGCCGAAGATACCCAGCGGGTCAGACACGCCGAACGAATAACGCTCGCGGGCCTTGTAGCGGACGTTGCCGGTGTCGAAGTCGCCGTCCATGCTGTTTTGCAGTGGGGTACGAACGAAGTGCTTCAAACCGTTGGGCACGTCGGTCAACAGGAACCAAGCGTTGGTGTCGGTCAAGAAGTGGTTCACGGTGTAGCCACCGGGGATAGAACCGTTGTTCTTGATGGCGTTGATGTCATTGTCGTTGGTACCAACGCGCAGCTCGGTCTCAAGCAGGCGGGTGGCAACGAACATCAGTGCCGGGGGAACAACCAGCTTCTTGGGCTTGGCAGCGATCAGCAGGCCGCGTTCGTCCGTCCAACCAGCGATCTGAATCACGGCGTTTTCCAACGACGTTTCGTTCAGGTCAGCGCCGGTAGCGGGGCGGTTGCTATTGGTGCCACCAGACACCAGGGGGTGAGCCGTAGAACACAGAACTTGACCGTCACCGTAGGTGGGGCCGCCAGTGAAGGCGTTGTTCAGGACATAGGCGCCCTTGACTTGCTTGGTGTAAGCCATACCACGGGCCAGGGCCTTGGTGTAGCGGCTGGAGAGGCTGTCATACAGGTTATCTTCCACTGCTTCCTCGGTGATGGAGAAGCCCATCGCGATGGTTTCGTGGGTATAACGAGCAGTCCAAGCTTCTTGCGCATTGTCATAAGCAATGGCTTGGCCTTCGTTCTTCACCGGAGCGGCGGAGAAGCCAGACAGCTTGGTTTCCTCTTCAAAGCTACGCTCCGAGGTCTCGGTCTCGTAGATTTCCTTGTGCTCTTCGCCGTACTTGGCGTACTCAAGACCGAACAGGGCGTTCAAGCCAGGGAGCAGTTCCTTCAGCAGTTGTGCGCGTGAAATTGCCATGATTTACTCCTTAGACGCCGAGCGTGCTGTTGTAGGTGTGGGTGTTGATCTTGACGATCACTTCTGCGTAAGCAGTCGTGGAAGTCATGGTCTCGGGCACCACATCAACGATACGGATCGGCAGAGTAGCCGTAACGTCAGTGCTGGTGGTAATTGCTTGCGCAGAGTCACCAGTATTGGCGTTGCCGGAGTTCAAAGCCACGGGAGCGTTTTGACCGACAGCGGTACGGGTCAGGGTAGCCATGGTCGTGCCAGAAGACACGATAGCGACCTTGAACAGAGCGCGAGGATCATCAACAACATAAGCCACAACGTTGGTCACGCCGGATGCGGGAGCATACTGCGCTTGAACGGTTTGACCGCTGGAGTTGGTGTATTGCACGCCGACGCACACGCCAAGGCATTGTGCAGCAGCAGAACCGCTGGAAATCACGGCACAAGTGCCGGACGACAGCATTTCGACGAGATCGCCGGTGTACACGGCGCCAGAGGCGACCGGAACCAGACGAGTAGACCCCGCGTACGGCGTACCACCAATGCTATTGATGGGCTGGAAGCCGTAGGGAGCGCTAACTGTGGGATAAGCCATGTTAAATCTCCAAAAAGTTTAAATACCTTTACCGAAAGTGACCTTCGAAGACCGCTCTTTGAAGAGAGGCATACGCGGGTCATTTTCACGCATGTAGGTGTT